CCCAAGCCCCCCGTCTGTATATTAAACAGTTGATCGTAGTGTTTCCGGCAGACCAGCCGGCTACAATCTTCTGAGTTTGTATAGCACCAACCATTGACTAATAATCAATGCTACACTATATAGACGAGTATCCAGATGAGGCTCGTAATCACCATCTCTTCCCTTAAGTTAGGACGCAAGTGATGTGCCTAGCCGAATTTACTAGCCCACCAGACTGGTCAGTCTGATGTGCTTGTACTAGTAAACCCGCTCTAGCAAAAGAGCTACGTTTTCTAGGTTCAGCGACAGCACCTGCTTCGTTCGCTTAAAAGGAGAGTGGTAGGTGACCTTGAGAATCTCATAAAGATTTTCGGGTACCCGCGAGACTATGCTCTCGAGGCGAATGGAAACGGAAGGAGAATTGGAAAGCTCCTCCCCTGACCATATGCCCGCTGAGATGCTGGAACCCTCGCACTTATTAGGACCCGGCGCTACCTAGGTAGCCCAGTATCCTACTAAGCAAGTGATAGGGACGCCACCCCGCTCGCAAACATGTAGAACGTCGGTCCGGTTGGAAGCCGTACTGGACGCAATACACGTTTCGGGCGGTTGGTAGTGTCCTCCACTTGAGCAGGGGCCACAGGCTTAACGGGAGGTTCCCACTTGCCAGAGACGAAGTCCCGACTTACGTCGAGACACGCCTTGACAAGCATGGAATCCGCCAGAGAGAGCGAGTGGGCTGCTCTCATGGAGAACACCCCCTTACTCACAAAGTACTTTGAAACACCTACGTTTAAGTAAGTGTCCTCAGTAATTTGTTTGTGAAGGTCATCGTCATCGGGACCAACGGCCTGGAATTGCGAGGAGCGGGCTGTCGTATAAAAGACGGCTTTGCCGAATTTCGTACGCAGAACCTCTCCGGACGCAATTATCATGTCGTTGAGCACGGTAACGAGTGGGTGATTCCCCCTAAGAGATGCTCGGTAGGACTGGACATCCAAGTCTGGAAATTTCCGAAGGAACGTACCTGTCAGCTTAGCGCTGATAGCATACGCCTCCCTTTGGAAACGTCCAAAGTCTCGTTCGATGAGCCGTTTCGCAGCCTCAACTCTAACCAATCTGAAAAGATTGTCTAAAGTTGAGCCCTGGGCGGATAACCGCTCCAGGTGCTGCGAAGCAGGAATACCGAAGTATTCTTCGATCCTCTTACCGAGGACCGAATGATCTCCCGTATTCTTGGCTTGCGCCAACGCATCGAACACCATATACAGCTTCACGACTCGTGTGGATTGCTCCCACTTGCCGTAAAGTTTGTATATGGCTGAGACTAGTTCCGGGTGCTGACTTATGTCTAAGTTCCAACCATGGTCACGTTGCGTGGATAGGTAATTGTGCAGAAGGGAATATCTCTTCCACACACTACTTATCCCAGCCACACTAAACCCTGTGACCTCAGTCCCTTTATGGAACCATCTCTTAGCGAATTCAAATGTGTCTTCCGACACATGAGTCTTCTGCTCTGAGATGGGCATATCGAGCTGAGCTAACAAGGTCTTGTATGACTGCGCAACAGCTGCATTGGCGATGACAATATCATCTCCAAGTATGACGTACCGCGTGAAGTGAGCTAAGCCCACTCTCATAGCGGCAACGCGTACAAGGACATGATGAGTCAAAGCCATTGCTGGCCATGACGAGTATGCACCCATTGGCTGTCCGGCGGCGTAAGAAACCGACGGATTACCTTTGGATGAGTACTCGTACCCAACAAGGATATGTGCCCAGGCATTCGCGAAATCCTCGTCTACTACACGACTAATTACCCTTCGCTGTAAGGCGATTGGCATACGGTCTGTAGCATTCGAAAGATCTAACGAATGCAGTGGAGATAGAGAGGCGATCCAAGTGAAAGCGCCTTGGTCAAAGGTCCCATCGACCCTTCCGAGTCTTCTGAGCACCTGGTTAAGGTGATCATGAAGAGGACGGAGAGCCGTTTGAGACCAATAATCAAGGATAGCGATTACTCGGGTCTTCCCCTCTTTATCAGGGAAGTAAGAAATCTTACGGAAAGATTTCGTCTTGGGAGGGAAAAGCGTAGCCCATATGCTCGCTAAGCTCAGTTCGCCGAAACGGCCTAGCAATAAAGCATCAATAACTTTACCCAGCCTCGGGCCTCCTACTAATCGTATACTATCGATTAGCTGGGGAGGCAAGAGGGTAAGTTCAGTTACCGATGTCAATATTGCCTGTCCCAACGGACCTGACTTAGTTGACATATGGAACTTTCGCCATCTCTTCTTCATAGAGGTGACCTTCAATTGTCTCAGAGCATGAGAGAGTTCCTTCTCCGTTACGGAGTCGGTTCCCTTTCATGGTGAGATAATTGGAGTTATGTCTAGGTGGGGACTAAGTTTCATACCTCTCAATGACACTAAAAGTGTAAAGAGAAGTCTGATTCCGTCCTTACTAGATATAAGCTCCTTAAGATCGGACAGCCAAACAGGCCATCCGTCTTTTAGAGCGACACCATCTATTGCGTCCAGTGGGTGTCCTGTGATGTAGCGTGTGACAGCAAGCCGTGAAGTTTTCACGTACTTAACTGTCCACGCCAAACCACGTTCATCCACCAAACGTAAGACGTTCTTAAAGTAAGACCTTACCTTTCCTCCTTCTATTTTCATAAGCTCAGGAACATAGAATGTTAGGATTAACGTGGTTAACTCCACGATTAGTCGTAGTATTCTTGTTTTTGAAGCTTTTAAAATAAAAGGTTCACCGCTCGCCTGGTCATGCATCCTTGGTAGGGTAGGGGGCTAGCCTTCCTCCAAGCGGGGACTACGACGACCCCAGATGTCATGAGTCAGGTCCGCGGGGCCGGTTCTCGGTTTCTCTGAGTACCGGCAAACTCAAGGTTTATCCTGGAGTTACCCAAGGCAACCTGACCAGGTCATCATAGGGTCTTCCTAGTCACCACGAAGAGGCAAGCTAGAGATGGTTTTCCAAGCCATCGCCAACCTACTCTACGGGGTGGAATAGGGAAGGTCACTCTATGCGGGTGACAGACCTACAACTGGAGTTGTAAGACTAACACTCTTAGGACTTCAGTATACACAAGTGAGCTAGTTGTGGGGAAGGGGATGCCTCTACGATAGAGGATCTGCACTGAGGCGATTTTAAGCCTCAGCTGTCGGTCCCTAAGTAGGGAGCCTTTCCAACCTTACTCTAACTTACAGGTGTGTAGTCTTCCTGAAATCTTAG